CTTCTGAAAGACAATGAGGCCGGAGAAGGAAACGTAGACAACAGCAAGAGGAACGACTGTGCGGCAAAGATAGCCAGATACCTTCCTTTTCTTCCGGTAAGGGAACAGGAAGAGGTGTTCAAGGATATAACGGAAGCCTATTCCGTGAAGATGCAGCTCCTGAACGATGCCGGAGAGAATGACCTTGAAATAACCACCATGCCGCTACGTGCTGAAACAAAATCAAAAAAGATATGGAAGAAAGGTACCGACCCTGAAAGCGGAAACGCATTTGCGGACAACACATACCTGGAAGAAGTGGAAGTAGACGTACTGAAGAAACCCATGAAGGCGGAAGAAATCCGTACCGTTTCAGACAGGATGACTGACGGCAAGCCGTTCGATGAATGGAAAGAAGAAAAGGTATCGGAAATAAATTCAGTCTACGACGGTAAAATACAGACACTGAAAGAACGTCTGTCTTCTTCCGCAGAAGAACGTGCGCAAAAAGCAAAGGAGAAGTACATCAACAGTGCCAAGAAGGCAAGGGAAAAAGGCAACAATGAGTTTACCGACGAAGAGATTGAGACCATGTCTCAGGTTGCCTACGACGAAGTGATTAAGTCTGCCGATGAAAGCCTTTCCAAACAGACCGGAGTCATAGAAAGAAGAAGGGAGAACATGCTCAAGGTCATTGAAGCGTTCACGCCCATGAAGCCTCTTGTCATACCGTTTGACCTGACGGAAGAGACAGCGACGCTCATTCCGAGTATAGGTACCTTTGTAGGATTCAAATTCAGCAAGGATTTTTCGCCAAGTTCCTCCACTGCCGTATTCGCCGTACTGGACGGACGCCGGAAAGTGGAGATTCCGTTCACACAGGAAAAGGCTTTCTCCAATATCAGGATGAACACGATGATGCAGCCTACCCTATTGAAGGACGTCAATATGGAAAACTGGGATTCACGTGCGCCCAAAAAGACAAGGAGAAAGGCATACATCGTTACCGGAAACCTGTTGCAGGCTCTCGTTGACACCCAGAAATCCTTCATGAGAGGTTATCTTGTTTCTTACTCCACAATGGATGGAGATACAAGACAAGGTATACTCATGCCTGACAACTTCAAGCCGGACGATCTGAAATCAAGCGCACCGATAAGCAGCAAAATTTCTTCAGTAAGGTCAGGAGAACAGGTAGTCAGTGAAGACAAACGTGTAACCGTAGAGAAAAACACCGGTTGGCGAACAGGTTATTCGCTCAAGGTACCCAAGTCAAGAAAATCCGGAGGTGAATTCTTCGAAGACAAGAAACTTCGTTCTTTGGTGAACCGTAATGAATTCGAGACGAAAGGTATGTACATGGTTGCCAACTTCGAGGAAGACAACCTTGAAAAGATAATGAAGAGGCTGAGTGACATGGGAGTTACCGTTTCACAGAAAGCCAAGCTGGAAAACAGTGAGGGTGTCCGTTATCGTGAAGAAGATTCTGTACAACGTTCAATCGTTGACAGGGAGACAAACGAACTGGCAAAGGAATATCTGAATGAGGATTTAAGCAGATATCCGTATGAAGACAGACGCACCGACAAAAACAACGAAGGTGAAGTGTATTACGGTTACAGTGAACCTCTATTCAAGGAAGAGAACCTGATGGACAGCGAATTTGTTCCGGAAGTAATCAAAGATATAGTCAGAAATAACGAATATGAGATAGACCCTAAAGACATAACGGATACTCTACAGAAATATATTGAATCAGAAGGTGGACCGGAAGAAGAATTTGCACGTCCGTTTGTGGATGCACTCGAATGGTTCAATGAAAACCGGAAAGACATTCGAATGAGTGACAAGGTAAATCTGATAATTGACCGAAACGATTCACGCATGAGGGATGGATCTGGAATGGAAAATATTTCTGCCGATTCAACCGAAGACATAAAACGTGAAGTTGAAAAGACTGCCTACAAGCTGAACGTACCTGTAGAAGTCATCACTTCCACCGACCAGATAAAAGATGAATCCGTAAGAAAAGCCATAGAAAGCGGAAGGAAGATAAAGGGATGGTATTCCCTATCCGACCGTAAAGTATATGTCTATCTTCCAAACACATCAAGTGTAGAAGATGCCAAACAGACCATCCTTCATGAAGGTGTAGCGCATTTCGGGCTCAGAAAGCTGGTTGGTGACGAGAGCATGGACAGCTTCCTCGATGAGATTTTCGCCAATGTGACGAAAGAAGTCAGGGAAAGAATCATTTCCACTCTTCCACGTTACGGATGGGATTCACGTGTGGCCACGGAAGAATATCTGGCTTCCATGGCGGAACATGGAGCCGATGTAACCGTATGGCAGCGTATCAGGCAGGCGTTCAAGAACCTTCTCAGGAAGTTAGGAATAAGAATCGAAATCAACGACAACGAACTCCGCTATATCCTTTGGAGAAGCAGTCAGAACCTGGAATCCGGCAATGTGCTTGACATGGCAAAGGATATAGCCATGCAGTACGAAATGGGTGTAGGAAACTATTACCGGGAAGAATCACCGAGCGACGGTAGCCGCGAGAAATACGAAGAATCGCTGAAAGGCTGGAGATACAAGGCTACCGAAGCATACCAAGACAGCATGTTGTCCCTGAAGAACCTTCAGGACATCATCGCCGAAGTTTCAGGAAAACCCATCAAATCGTTCGAGAACGCATACATGGCCGAGAACCAGCTCAGTTCCAAGAACACAGCAGAAGCCGAGAAGTATTACAAGAATGATTTCGTACCCATGCTGGAGGCAGCCGGAAAGATGATGAAGAAATACGGACTCACCCAAAAAGCCATCGAAAGGTATATGATGCTGGCACACGGTATCGAGCGGAATGTGGAGATGAGCATACGTGAACAGGCCAACGAAATCATGAAGGACAGCCCGGATGACGCACAACAGTTCATCGATGATTTCAGGGCGCAGCGTGATTTCCTGAGACAGAAATATTCCGGATATGAATATTTGAAAGAACTTTCCAAACTTACAGAAGGCATAGGTGATTTCTCCGCTACACAAGCCATACTGGAAAGCATGGA